CTGCTGCTACAAGGGCTACTTCCCCATCAACATCTGCTACTTTAGTTACATCTCCAGTTGTAATACTAGCAACCTTAGTTACATCACCAGTAGTTATTGCAGCTACTTTACTGACATCCCCGGTTGTAATTACTGCAACCTTGCTTACATCTCCAGTAGTAATTACTGCAACCTTACTAACATCACCAGTTGTAATTACTGCAACTTTACCTACATCTCCCGTAGTTATAGCTGCGACTTTACTTACATCACCTGTGGTAATTACAGCTACTTTGGAAACATCCCCAGTAGTAATGGCTGCTACCTTTGAAACATCCCCAGTTGTTATAACTGCGACTTTACCAACATCTCCAGTGGTTATAACAGCTACTTTTGAGACATCCCCAGTAGTTATAACGGCTACTTTTGATACATCACCAGTCGTAATAGCAGCTACTTTTGATACATCTCCTGATGTTATACCAGCAACAGTTGATACATCAGCACCATCAGTACCTATATTTGAAACAGTAGTTATATCAACTCCAGCAGAACCAAGAACAGCTAATTGTCCTATTTCAGTATCTATGGCAGCTACTTTCCCAATATCAACTGCATCTGCAACAACAATATCAATATTAGTTTGGTTACTAGCAGTTGGAGTAAGTTGTTTCCATGCAGAACCAGTATCATTCCATACTTTCATTACTTCTAATGTAGTATCATAATATAATGCTCCGTCATCTAAAGCATCACCATCATTATCTTTTCCTACATTTGCTCCTACCTCCCTAACAGCAGTTGTGTGCGAACCTAAATATTTATCATCAAATGCATCTACATAACCCTCAACCGTAGATGCTGAAGCAGCAGCATTAGTTGCATATTTCCTTGCAGAATAACTACTTCCTGTAACTGCTGTAGCTTCTACATGGGAACCTCCACCCAAAGCCCATTGCTTTGCAGTACCACCTGTAGCAGCAGTACCCTGTGCATATTCCTTTGCAGAATACTCAGTAGTCTGGGAATTATCTAAAAAATCAAAAACAGTAGTACCATCTGTTAATGAAACCCATTCTACAACTGTCTGGAGCTGAAGTGATATATCATTTGCATTATCAATAATATTTAGTGCAGATGTTACTGCTAAATCCTGACTTCCTGCACCAATATAAACCGGACTCTTTGACATCAGACCCTCTCTACTAATGAAATAGTTACATCACAAGTTTGTGTTGACGTTATATTTATTATATCTCCTGTAAGTACCTGAGGAGATGCACCATTTAATGCATGTTGCAACACCAATTTACCAGGAATAAGATCTATTGATGTATCTGCTGGAAGTGGTATTGTATCTGCAATTCCTATTGTTTTTTGAGTTAATCCAGTTCCATTAGTAGCATAATCTTTAATTTCAACAGTTACAGTACCAGCAGCTGTTGATGTACTTGCTATAAGAAATCCTATTATGACAGATTCTGCCGCACCTGGAGTACCTTCTCCATCATTTGGTGCTGTGAATATAGCTGTTTCAGTATTAGCTGCAACATTGAATGCATATCTTCTATATCTTTCTGCCATATTAATCTCCTAATATCATTTGAGTTTTCCTTGCTACACGACTTATCATCGCCTCTAAATCTTTTGTACTACCCTGATCTATTATATCTGGTTCGTCTAATGTAAGAGCACCTTTAGCCAACACAATCTTACCACCCACCACAGTACCAAGAAGATTCCCCGAAGTATCCTTAATTGTTCCTTCAAGAACCATATTTTTTAATGTTTTATTTTGAAAAGTAGCTACATCATCTGTTGCAGGAATCCAATAACCAGATGCATTCTCTCCATCATGTACACGAAGACTCCAGGGGAGTCCTGTCGTATTTGTCTGTACAGTAACTTCTGCCGCCTCACCCTCAAATGAAGCATGTTCTGTAGCAGTACCCTTTCTGAATTTAATAGCTACACCCATTATCTCCTCACAACTAATCTGTTAAAATTAACCCCGCCTATTATACTGGCTGGATTTATAGGTTCAACCATATCAGCATCTTTAATCATTCCCATCTTTTTATTCCTAAAGTACTCACTTTTTTCTACATTCCGCAAATCATGCTCCTTAAGATATGCCCTTTCCAAAGTACCAAATGTTAAGGAATCGACCCATACTGCATCAATAGCACAAGTAGTTTGATAATTAGAATCAGTTAAAGAAAATACAAAATCATCATTTAACGATACTGTCCTAGCATCTTCATCAAGTGTAAGTTCCTGAGATATAGGAGTTGCATCATCTGTAAGAGCAGTCCCTGTAACCCAACCATTAAGTTGAGTTAATATATTCCTGGTTACCAAATTATCTGGGTCACTGGAATCAACATAATTAAAAGGAACCTCATCACTCATTCTTATTGGCCTTAGTGTCCCAGAAAGCAATAAGGTTAGATCCTCTGATGGGATAGGCCATACCCTTATTGTCTCTGATGATCTTTGATCCAAGATTAAAGCTTGTGTCTTACCTGAAGTTGCCTTCCAATCTTCATTGGATGACCATAAAGAATTGCCGAATATCTGAGTAATAGAATATTCTCCATCTTTAATTACAGTTGGTAAATTACCTTCAGAGTGTAACTTTTTCATCTCAGATGTAGTAACAACAGGTAACTCACGGCCTGCTATAGATCCACCACTGATATCCATTAATCCAGTTGGAAGAGGAATAAGATATGTAGTAGAATTAATCGCAACACTTGATTCTGATACAGGTAATCTAATAGCCCTTATAAGATCAAGAAGAGAGTCATGAATATAATTATTTAACTCAGTCTTCGTCCATCTTACATAGCTACTATCCTGCAGTACATTTACTACTCGTGATCTAATATCGAGCAACTCTATCATGCAACTTCTACCTCTTGCATATCAGCCTGTAGCTGTTCCTTATTATGAGTAGATTTTTCCGGGAACTTAAGAACCTGCACATTATATCTATTTGCATCATATCCTGTAAGAGGGGCACCTTCACTTGGCTGGATATATCGTCTCTCAACACAATTCATTAATATATCAAAATGTCCAGGTGGTATTGCACGCCTGGAATTTCTTGGAAACCTTAGTACCCAATCCTGATGCGTTACTGTTACCGGCCCCATCTGTGATGGGTCGTCACCAAACCCAATAACTACACAACCCCAGCCTTCAGGAACTTGAAGATCTTTCCCAACTTCTTGAGCTAAATCCTGTCCAAATTGATGATGCACCGAGACTGTTTTCCTGCGACCTGAATCATACATTGGATTATTAAGTGTATCCCCATATTCACCTGCTGGGATCATTCCGCCTGCTATTGCCATATTAACCTGTGTTTTATAAAGAAAAGAATTCTTCCAGACTTAGGAGGATCTTCCCCACGTAGCCTGAAACTTAGACGAATTATATGATTTGATTCGTCCGGTGGAAGAAAAATAGATTCTGGCTTTTGCTGAAAGGAATAAGGAACATCCGGCAGCTCCGTCCAGTTTAAATATAACTCATCTTCTTTAGCCTGATTAACCCTGCCAACACATATCTTTGCATCTATGCCGAGAAATGGTTCTGTCATAACAACAGAGATCCTCTCCGGTAGTGCCTTTGGATAAAGACGATGATCAAACCGAGCATTCGTAATAGGAAGTTCTTCATTAGTGAGACTATCAGATGTAATCTCCATAATAGAACTTTCAAACAACTGCTCTGAAACAGGGGCAGGTGCTTCCCACCCCTGAAACCCTTTAGACATTCACACTCTTAGCTTAGAGAGTAGAACATGCAACCTCAATCCTATAAAGCCAATCTTCATTCAGGATCTGACAAGCATACCAGCTTTTCCAGCCCACTGAACCAGACTGACCCAGAGGATCAGTTACTGCAGGTTGTGGCATCACAACCTTAGGTATAACTGCATCATAACCAGAGAGTGTTACACACCCCAGACATTCTGCAGAAAATATAATTACAGGATAAACCTGAAACTTTGTGCCAGCAGGACTTGCTACCATAGCATGTCCACTTACACTACTTAATAATGCACCTATTTCCGTAGTTGCACCAGGTTCACCATAGTTACCTGAGTCTACAACACCATCCGAATCAACACTACCAAATGATTGACCAGCATGACCGGGTGAATAACCAGCACCCTGTGTTAATGAAATGTTCAGGTTTTTATAAGCAGTTCCAGCCGGATCTTTCCCGAATGGTGCTGCTTGGGTTGTAAGAATAAAACGAATCACACCTACTGCCCCAATTTCTCCAGGTAGCATTTGCTGACCATTATTACTATACTTCGCATAAGGAATAAATCCGGGAAGCCCTTCAATATCCTTACGAAGATCAGTATGACCTACAGCAACATATGCTTCAGGTACTGGTTCAGTATTATACTTAGGAGATGGAGTCATCTGCTTAGCAATCTTACGTGCCTCCTGATATTCCAGTGTACGAACTGCAACATCGAGAAGATTTGTATTTGCTGTCCCAGGTGTTCCTGCATTTACACCAATCTGGTTGCCGAGTGTAGCATCAACAGTTGCTCTCGTAGTTCCTCCGGCAAAAGCTGCCTGAGTACCAGAACGTGCGTGTAAATAGGTGAGAAAATCCATCAGTTCTGCAGCCTGAATTGCTTGTCGTTCAGTAATCTGCTGAATGATTGGATCTTGTGCTGCTGCTACAAGAACATCAGTTGTGGCAACGTATGAACCAAATTGATTCAACTTCACCTTAATGATGGTTTGCAGCAAACTGTCGGCAGGAGGCTTTACGCCCTCAGCCAACGGAACCAACGGGAGACTAAACTTCTCAAACCGTTTCCAACGAACCTCAAGTCCGCCTTGTCGTTCCTTCGTTTCTTTCTGTGCAAAACGAGCAAATATCATGCTCCTCTTTGCAATAGACAGAAACTTTTTCTGTATTTTAATGGCCTCCGTTTCATCCAGAGAACCATATTTCATGGTTCCTGCTACAGTTACCTGTCCGGTTCCGCCCCTAGTATGTGCGGTTGTTGGAGAACCACCTACCCATGTAGTAGCCATTTTCTTGTCCTATTAAAGATTTAAATTATAAGTAATAAGTAAGAGGACAAGATACTAAAAACTTATTCGTCTATAGCATCAAATAATGCTTCGCCGGTTAAGCCTTGAGTCGGATCTGCTGTTGTGGACTGAGACTGGGAACCTCCCATTAGTTGTGAAGCTTGATACCTTCTAAGATCCTGCGGATCTTGTCCTTGGTACATTTGCCCACCACTTCCGTTTTGTTCCATATACATCTTAATAACCTGTACTTTTGCCTCATTATCACCCTGAGTCATAGCCGTCCTATACATTGAATCCTTATTAACCCACTCTATAAAAGACTGGTCGTCTTCAATACTAGGCCAAACACCATGCCCAAGCTGTCCGTCAAAGTATGTTTGCCTTGACATTGAATCAAACTTTTGGTTCAACTCATTGATAGGCGCATCATATTTTTCTTCAACAAACCGACTTACCTTGTCATCAAACGATTCTTGTTCTTGGGATCTGAATTCTGCCATCTGTTTCCTTACTAAACGATCTGCAATTCTTTCTGAAGTTCTCATCACTTCAGGGAAATCTTCAATCACTCGTAAATCATCTTCCGACAATTCATCATCATCCTTATTCATATTAGCCTGGGTATTTAGTTCGTTCTCACGTTCTATCACCGCAAGCCTAGCTCTAAGCTCTTGATTCTCACCCTCTTTCTTCTGCTGCGCACTATATGCACGATCAGCATGAGGTCGAATATCATCATAGCTTTTAGTAACTGCAGCTAATTGTTTTCTTAACTCAGATACTTCGTCTTCTGCCCCTGTATTTGTTGGCTCTTGCTCTGGCATTTCTCCAACAGGAGGTGCTTCTAGCATAGGTCACTCATCATTATGGGTTAATGTCTCATGGATCAAACGATCAAGGTCAAGTACATTCTTGATTTCTCTGATCTCTCCAATGAGCATGTTAAAGGAGGCTACATCCTTTTCGTCATAGAGGGGCTTCTCTGAGAGTCTTTCCTCTTTCCGTTTAAGCCGAGCCAGTAAAATGTCAGAGAGCTGTACCCATCTCGGGTCTTCCTGAAGACTCAGGAGGTATTCCAGCTTCTCCCTGTCCAGGCTGCCTATTTTGTTCTGCGGCCTGTTGCTGCTGTTCTTGTTGAATAAATTCATTCTGTTGTTGCATTAATGCCATTTGTTCTTGTAAGAGTATTGATGTTTCTCCCAGAAGTTTTGGTAAATCTACTGTTTGCAAATTTGGATCACCCTCTTTTATTCTTGCCAGTCTCTCCTGTATGATACCTTTACGAATATCTGCTGCAACTAATTTCTTTTCATCAACTACTGCTTTTGTTTCATACACATCTGATTCCAGTTTTGCTGCCTGCTGCTGCTGTTCTTGCATTTGAGATTGTGCCTGTTGTATATCTTGTGCAGACTCTTCCTCAGACTTAATAAGTCCATCAATATCCAAACCCAAACCTGCTTTTAAAGGTACTGCCAGCTTCTCAAAATTAAATCTATCCCTCATCTCAGGAACTTGACCAACCACCTGTATTAGTTGAAGCACCTGATTGATAGTAACTTCTTTTGCCATGAACGTATCATAGCTTTTTGCCAGACAAAGAAAATCTCCTTTAATAGATACATCCTTAGAATCAGCCATCAACCAATGATAAATAGCTTGGACGTTTGCAGTTATCATATTATTAAGTGAACGTACAACTCCTGAAGTAAGCTTATTAGCATTTTCATTCAGGATCTGCATACCAGTCGCAGTCTTAGTCTGGTACTGTGCACCTGCTCCCATTCCAATTGGGACTTGACCTGATGCTAAATCTGTATTACGTTCAATAATCTTTAGCAGTTCCACCAAACCACCAGTAACATCTGGTATAATTACAGATTTAAACGCATCATTAACACTCTCTCCAGCCTTAAGTCTCCATATTTTACCTGCATACATCTGATAAAAATCATCAGATTTTGCATCAAAGGCATTCGGGTTAAGTGCAACCATTGGAAGAGATGACATTGTTTTTCCCTCTACAATCATCCCGTAGACGAAATTCATCATATCCTGATCATCACGAATAGCTTCATATATCCCACTACCCCAGATGCTATCTTCCTGCTCCTGCCAATAACAAAAGTCATATGGCAACCGACCATCAAACGGATTCGGCATTGCACGTAAAACTTTAGAACCAAGAACCGTAATAACTACTGGCATATGAATTGGTTCATCTTCTTGCTTAGCCGGGATTTCCATATAAGGCTCAATATCTTCCTTGCCTAATCCCCTGTGCCAAAGCTCCAATATCGTAAAATTCTTTGTCTCTGTTACACCCTGATTAAACCTGCGTGGTGATATTCCACCCGTATCCGCAGTAGTCTGGCCTTCACCAGTCTCAATACAACTTTCAATTAATTTTGGATCAATGACTCCATTACTTCTAATAGCCATAGTCCTTAGTTCCTGTGCAGACAAGAACCTTCTTTGTATTACCCAATCAAGATCAGACTTGCTTGTTGCACCTGGAGACGGGAAAGTATCCCATATTGATATCCACTCAATATGTGGCATCATTTCAGACTCCACTTGCTCCTCAATCATTTCCAGCATCGGATCTCGATTAACTGTCTGATAAAGAGGATAATCAACCTTCTTTAATACTATAGACTTAGTAACTCCCGTTCCATAGAGAGTCATTTCATTAATAGATTTACTTAATACATCTTCATAAAATGTCTCATCAAGGATATCCCTGATTCTCTGCTCACAGTTCTTTGCCCTGTTAGTGGCCTCATCATAAGGTTCTGGTGTTTGAAGTAAATCTGGGGCAACGAATCGTGGCCTACGGGATGGAGATAATTTAAAAGGTACTTTGCCTGCTTGTA